TGTCTCCTACTGAGGCCGGAGTGGTCAATGTGATTTGATTGGATCCGGTTACTGTGTACTGTCCTACAGGATTGCCAGCAGTATTGGTTAGGAATTGATTGTTCAGCGTGACTGACGTTGGAGCGACCAATGTTGCATCCACTTGATACACTGTTTGTGTGGCACTGGTCACAATGAATTCCTGCACTGATCGATCATAGATGTAAACAGACCCTGCGGAGGTAACGCTATTGTAGGTGTTGTTGGCGCAGCCAACCATGACCTGTTGACCATCTGTGCCGCAACTGACTGACTGGCCAAATCTTGCATCGGCAGCAAGTCCGCCAGGTGCCAGCGAGTTGACATAGGTGTAGTAACTCTGTGTTGTTACACCAATGGTGCCAGTTGGTGCTGCCGTAAATGTTATATCTCTAGTGGAGTTATTAAATGTATAGTCAATGGTGGGTCTTTGAACAATGCCATTTACTGTGACATTGCAACTGTAGATGTTGGTGGCAGAGTATAGATACTCATTCAATGAGAATATCTGTGTAATGCCATTGCCTGTAAATGTCTGTGCCGCTCGCCGGCCAATTGTTAATTTGAGATCTTTAACCGGAGTTGAATTCAGTACTATGCTGGTTGCAGTCACAGTATAATCAGTTGAATAAATCAACAGTTGATTATTCAGTACCACAAACAACTGTTGGTAGGCTCCAGAATCGATCACTATGCTGTTGCTATAGTTGTAGGAATATGTTACGCCATCAGTTACATATGATGTCAATTGGCTTTGAACTGGTACCAACCCGTAGGCAAATACTCGGTTGATACCCGGTGCACCAATATACATCCAGTTTTCATCTGCGCTGATAGCAATGCTGGTTCCAAATTCACTGGCTGAATTTATGCTACCGGCGGTGGGCACTGTCAACAAATTTGAGATGCCAAAACTTGCACTGTTTGGAAATCTGTAGACCACAGTTACATAACCAGAATTGGTACTGGAGTCAGCACCAAGACTGGCCGGTGCACCTACTGCACCCCAGGTTTGATTGCCTATGCTGACCGAGGTACCAAGTCCGCGTGTGCCAACAGCATTAGATTGTAGTATGCTATTTTGCGCAAATGGATTGGTAGATGTTCTTACATAAGTGTAAAGTGCGCCAATATTGGAATTATATCCTGGGCTGCCTACAAATGCAAACACATTGTCTCGAGCCTGTGCAACACTAGTACCAAACTTGCTATTGGCCACTGGAGAGGTTGGTATCAGTTGGCCACTGGTGTGAAACACTTCTTGTTTTTGTACGACTTCCCACAGTCCTGCACCGTTGTCATTGATCCAGGCACGATCGCCAGGTATTAGATTATTGGCATAAGGCAAGGTAATGATGTCACTGCCTTGAGAGACTCGCTGACTTTGTAGTGTGAAGGCAGTTCCGGTTCCTATGGCCACAATTTGATCTTGTTGCAGGAATTGAAAAGCCACTGTGACCTGGTTTATGGTGGGCACATTCAATACTTTGTATACACCATCTGCACCTGATCCAAAGTACTTGATCAATAGAATGTTATCCGTGACTAGGCCATGTGCCTGATTGAATGTGACCACTGCTGTGCCATTCAAATTGCTGTTGATCTGTATGACCTGTGCTGGTATTTGAGCGGTTCTATAGATTCCCCAGTCATAATCATTGATCTTGGCCACCCATACTATGGTTCCTACATTCACGTTGTTTAGTTGGGCTGCCAACGAAGCAGTATTGTCAATATTGAATACTGTGATGTCGACATCGTCTACGTTGACATATCCTGCTGATGGCAAGGCTGTGTCAGTTTTCTTGACCAAAGTAGTGGTCAATATGTCAGGTGTGGTTATTTTATAACTTTCAGCCCAGAGATCATTTACATACACCGTTTGCTCGGCCAGACTGGACTCACCAGGTATGATCACTTGAATCAGGCTAGGATTTGAAGTCAGTAATGCTTCGTTCAATCTCACTTCATAAAAACTCTTGTTGGCATTAGCACCATAGGTACCGCGTTGCAATGCCCAGTTTTCATAGATGTTGTATTCTGATATACCTCTACCAAAGTCAGCAAAAGTAAAAATTTCTGCGGCACGCACAGTGCCTTTGGTACCAATAAATTGTCTATAGAGATTGACCTGACTGGTGCTGTCTAGGTTCAATGCAACCATGTAATCTCTGGGTTTGAATCCAATCAAGTTGTAGGCAAACAGATCTTGATTGAGTTCAAAATTGGCTTGATACACGTTGTAACTGTTAGCCAACTGATCACTCTTGTTGGATAAGTTGGGCAATAATCCCTGTTGAATCTTGGTGTAATCACTACGTGTCCAGTTGTTAAAGTTGAATTCTGGTGCAGGCTGAACAATATCAACAGCACTGTAGTAGAAATTCTTGTACAACACAATCTCGCCGCGAGCGTACTTGCGCAATGGATCCCATTCTTGTATGTTGTTTTGGTTGAGTATGAATCCTGGAGCGTTCAACTGACCATTCCAGTCTTGTGTAGTAGAGCCTATCAGTCGCACTCGATTTTGTCTGGCACCTGTTGCAGGTGAGTAGATTAAATCAGCAAAGATACTTTGATTGTCTAGCACTACCATGTTTTCATAAGACGTAAATTTCAAATGAAAGTAATTTATAGTTTCAGCATTAAGACTCTTTAAGGTAAAGGTATTGTCTAATCGCTCAACCACAAGATTTCTTGTGTTAAACGGCGTACGGTCTGCGGTGAGCACTATGTTTTCAGTGGTTTGTAAAGCAATGCTATCAACTATAGCCCCTGGTCGCTCTACTATAACTTGCGTGGCTCCTGGGTTCAAGTTTATGATACTGCCGTCGGCCCAGCCTTGTCCACTCCAGTACAAGAATTCGCTGACCATCTGATTCCAGTCTATTGCGTAACTGTTTTCCAGTTGAGTGAACAGCATGCCTTGTTGCTGTAACAATGCACCGTAACTGAGCAAGAAATCTGCCACCAAAGTACGATTGGTAAATGTGTATCCATACGGAACCTGTACCACTTTGTTGGTATAGGTTAGAGGCACACGAACATCAAATCCACCAGCACTGATGGTGCCCAATACTCCATTGACCTGACTGATCAAGATATTGAAGTAAGGCTGCGTGGCGCTGTATCCATACACTGCCCAGCCATTGGCAGTTGACTGCACAATCACACTGCTATAAGTCAATTGGTCAAAAGGTACATTCTTGTAGAACAATAGATTGTAACTTTCATCAGGCAACAACAAACTTGAATTGAGACTGTTGGGACTGGATTTTTCAGTGTAGATCTGCAGGAGATTTTTGGCCGAGAACGCTGCCATCCTATAGCACAGCCGCACATCAAGATTTTTAAGGTCAGCAGTGAGTGTGTTAGTTGAATTGATTCCGCTCACGCGATTGTAATCCACAATCCAGTCAATATAACTGGCCTTGCTGACACCGTTGCCATATACTTCAACGCCATTGGCATCTAGTCTGTAACGACCGTTGTAGAGATACTGACCAAGTTCTGCATCATGTCGGTATAAGTCACGATCGGCAAACAAACTAAAGAATTCAGCAGGGCGTGTGAGTGCCAACATTCGCATGATTGCAAACGGGTAAGCACTACTGGTTTTCCAGGCATTTTCCACCGGAGCATCATCGCCCACCGTCCAGTTTCTTTGCCAATTATTACTGTTGAAGTTGCCGACCATTACTTCAATTGGCGGTAATAATATGCCTTCAGAATTGGCAGGAATCACTTGCGACAGTTGAGGTCTTGCAAATTGGGGTAATATGTAAGGGGCCACTGGATCTCGCACCAGGCCTGCTGCCAAGTCGTCCCATAACACCAGGTTACCCGAAGTGTAAGGAGCAGGACCATATTCGGCTTCCCACCATACGGGCATTACACTGAATCCCAACATCTCCCAAGGTCTTGTGTTGGGGTTGATAGTGTCGTAAAAGTAATTGTAGATACCACGCCAGGCACCCACAGCCAATGGAATGTTATTACTGAGTTTATTTCCGGCAGTGCTGTAGTTCCAGGTGAATGCATTTGTGGCCATGTAGTCTTGCGACTTGTAATCCAGTTTGTTCCAGCCTACCCAGGTTAGAAAACTCTGACTTTCAATGTTGGTAATTTCTTCCAAGGTATAATCAGTTGTGCGGAATTGTCCAGGCCCAACTTCTGTGGCTACCAAGGGCACAGGATTGCCATCCAGTTTCAAGTTGTTGTAGATTCTAGTTTCAAATTCCAACAATAACTGATCTCTAAAGTCACCAAAGGCCACTGTGATTGAACCGTCATGTCCGCGAATGACCAAACGTGGCTCAACGTAGGTGGTATCCAAATATATCTCGGGCACAAATGCCGGATACAATCCTAGTTTGGTAGGCGTGTTGGGTATGAACGTGCCATAGGTTTCTGCGTACTCTTGTATGACCACTTGATCGCCAACTGCTAGTGGTATGAGTATGGTCAAGATTGGAGCATCCGTTGATACTGTGTATTCAATGTCTCTTGTGAGCAAGCGACCATTCAAGTATGCCAACAGTCCAAGATAGTTGGCTGATGTGTAGTTGTATACCTGTGTGGTGTCAAATCTCTGTGTGGAGATGGCAGTGACCACTGTGGTTGATTGAGTATATGTGTTGCTGCCTGGCAACATATCCGACCAGTAGAAAGGATTGGAACTGGTGCGACCCATAATGAGATCAGTTATGATTGTGGTCAAAATATCAGGCACAGTCATGTTCACATAATCACCAGTGACCGCGGCATTCAACAACTGTGCTTTGTATTTTTCGTATTCTCTTGAGTTGTATTCAAGACTGGCAAATATGTTGTAATCTGCACTGCGCAGGAAATAACCGGCCAGAGTCATGGGTGCGCTCTGTTGTAAAATATTCAGGCCAAAAGGTATGATGTTGCCAAGGTCACGAGAGTTGTTGGCACCATTGATTTTGCCTGTGAGTCCTAGTAGATTTTGTCCTATTGAATCATAATGGCTTCTAATAGTGCCCAGTGTGAGATTACTAGCATTCTGATTCAGCGGGTTATTCTCAAGGTTAATAGGTACCTGATAGAATCCTACCGCACTGGCTTGATCACTTAGAACTAAAACTTCGATTACCTGTCCAGGCACAATTACTGTAGTACTAGGAAAAGTTATAGTTGTGGTATTGTTCGTTGTGACATAGGTATAAGTTCCTGGATCTTGAAAAGTGCTGTCAATATAAACTTTAACAGAAGGAACAGTATCAACTGGTAGTGCTGCCACATCCAATAACAAAGGCGTGTCAACGGCATACACAAAACTAAACTGCTGATAGATATTGCTCTTGACCGCGGCAGTTTGCCAGCCAATTTCTCGTTGGTAAACAGTACGGTCAGCATATTGTCTCACAAACCCTATGCTGATATTTTCTGTATAACTCACGTTGTCTTTGACGTAGAGAAAGGTATCTGCGTAAAGATTATTGTCAAACACAATATCGCCAATGTTGTTGATACTGAGATATCGTAAAGGAAAACCTAATACGGTATCATCAAATCCGGGCCCAAGAGCATAACTAAACAACTTAGATCCTGCAAATGTGCTACTGGGATATGCAACAGGATTGCTAAGACTATATCCATTGCTGTCATAAACATCAAACAACGGTGCCTGATTCACGCCAGTTTTTTCCTGTGCGCGAATCCATTGCGTACCATCGTAGTAAAAACTTATACCTTGTAGTGTATTGCCGCTGAGACTGACCACTGTTTGATCAAACAGCACATCAGTGTCCGCAGCAGGCACTAGATCTATAACTGGAGTACCACCTTCCACAAGAGTGACAAAATTGACCACATAGATTTTGTCTCTTACGTTGGGATCTGTGTCCACTGCAAAAATAACTCTTGTACCATTGATAAAATTGTAACCATCTACTCCGTACCCCACAGTTCCGTTGATATCACTAAATGCATCAGTTGTAGCAAAATCAATGATGTTTACCGGTTGTTTGCCCTGTGTGCCCATCTGATACAGTCTAGTGCCGCCGCGAAATTCCAAGATAGGTCGCCGTGCTCTAAACGCATTGTCCAACACCGGTGTGGTGTTGTTGTACGTGGCTGATGCTGTGACTACATCAATGTGAAACCAGCGGTTGCTACGTGTCCAGGCATTGAGGTCTGGACTATCTAATGCTATGGTCAGATAATCAGGTATCAAGGGTTGATTAAGGTCGGCATCAAAATTGGTTTTGTCAAACGCAGTTGAATCAAATGGTATCGATGCGCTCTTGGTATAGGTCTCGGGAGTAACATAGTTGGTCACCGGCAACAATTGAATGGCAGCGCCAACACCAGCCACGTAGTAGTCTTGCTTTTGATAACTAGCAGGCACTACGGGTGCAAGGAATTGCACTTTGAGATTGTTGGTAAACACCACACCATTGGGACTGGTATAATTTTTCTTGCCCAGAATGTCGGTTACAACATTGATTGCTGTGGCATTTGCTTGATCAATCAGTTGAATTTGGCCAAAGATATCTGGGTTGGTCCCATCTTGGTACCATAGGACATCTTTGGCTGCTGTGAGCAAAGGAATCTCTGCAAAATACCCTTCGGCGTCGCGATACCATTGTGTGCTGGCCCATTGTGTACCAAACAGCACAGTAAACTTGTTGAGGTTCGGACAAGGTCTTTGCACCGTGAGTTGCAGGATTGGCTGACCATTATTGTCATATTGATAGGTGATCAACCACACGCTATAACGTGTGTCAAGATCCGTGATTGGCACAGTGAGATCGAAATTGAGACTGTCAAAACTGCCTGGAAGGCCGTTGTTGCTGTTGTTACGTTCTAGTGGATCAAACTGCGATGTAATCAGCCAGCCACCATCTTGTGGATCGGCGATCTGATTGGTAAACACCACAGTACGATTGTTGAGATTGGTTATACCATCAATGCCACCATACTCGGCCAGGAAGTCCGACAGGTACACATTGTTGATCTGATCAAATTGTAGATTGGTCAACAAGTCTACTGTGCCAATACTGTTGAGATCGTAATAAAATTGTTGTGCGGTTTTTAATGGCACATCAAAAGAAACAGTGCCTAGGTCTTCACCATTGTTGGTCACTCCCAGCACACCTCTACTGCTGATGTTGGGAGCATAAGGCAGTCGGCCATTCACGCCCGGCTCTGACTGTATCCAAAAACTATCGCCAGTTTGGTTTACATCAAATGTGTAGTTGCCTCCACGCACCAGGGTGATGACAGGATTGTTGCCGAGCAGGGTACTGAATTGATATACTGTACTGGTTCTAGTGACAGTGAAATTTTCAGTCAATGGCACCCCGGTCGAATACACATCTACTGCGTTAGGACCACCGGGCAACCAGTAGTATTGACTGTAGTTTACAAATTTGTCAAAACTAACAAAAGGATCCCAGGTGTAGTATTCACTGGTATAGAGTCTGTCGCTCTTGGTGGTGTTGGCACCTTGCACGGCTAGAGCATCTGTAATGCCCGGATAGGTCACAGCATCTTTTATTGTATTAGTATCAGGTTTGAGGCTGATCACTCCTGGTTCCAATTGATAGTTGGCTCGAGTGGCCGTGGGCTCCAGTACATAATAGTCATTGGGATTGACGCCGGGGCCAACTCTACGACCCACATAACCTTGTGTTTTCTTAAATGCAGGTTCTTGAACCAATTGGTCCAGAGTGGCATTTAAAAATTGCTTGTTGGGAGTGGTCTGAAATATATCAGGTAAAAAATCAACAGTGCGAATAGCCATTAAATTACTCCACTGCCGGGTGCAGTTCTAATATTGGTACTAGTCAGCGCAACAATTACTTCGATATTGCTGACAAGAGCACCATTGACAAATATTTCGCTAGGACCACTTCGTATTTCGTACAAGTCGCCAAAACTTTTCAAGGGATCCAATGGAACTAGAACTACCGAACTGACCACGCCGCCCATGTTGGAATGAATGTAGGCTGCTAGTTCTGAGAAGTAGAATGTTTGGCCAAAGTCCCATTTGTCAATGCTGAAATAGGTGTTTAGATTTGCCAACACTAGATTTTTGATTTCGCTTTCGCTGGCTGTGCTGTCGGCAGCACGAATGACCTTGATAGTGGCCTGCAACTCTTTGGCAGCCTTGGGGCCAAATAGCGGTTTGAATACCACGCTGTTCACGATCACATTGTCACTGATCATCTTGTAATCATTAAGTCCTTGATAGGCTGTGCTGAGTTGATCTATGGTAGGTACAGCAGGTTTGGGCACTGTGCCTGTGGTGTCTCGCAACCAATTTTGATAGGCTGTGTAGTAGGCCTGAACGACCACATACAGGTCAATAATGTTGGTTGTACCTGGATCAATTCTGCTGGTCAATGAGGCATTGTGACGATATTGATAGTACAGACTTTGACGTCCCACACGTGCCTGCCATTGATCTGAAACTTCTACCAGACTGCGCACACCAGTCACACTGATTGCCAACAAGTAGAACGCACCCAGTTGACCAGCCAATGGGCCAATGGTGATGGTCTGGTTGTAGGCATAAAATGTTTGTCCAGGTATGTATTGTGCCATAACCACTTCAATGGCATCCTTGGTAGCATAACCTGAATTCACACGACCGGGTTCAACCAGGAGGTATCGTTGTAGATTATCAAAGTCCACGGTCTTTTCAAAGAACACCAATTTGGTAGTGGGATTTACAGTAGGTGCCACAATTTCATCAAAAAAGTCAGGATCAACCGGAGCGCCATCATTGGCGGAATATTCGTAACTTACAAACACTTCGAAGTCGTCCACAAAGCCATCACTGGCCACTGGCTGTCCCACAATGCTCAGGCGAATGTCGCCGGGTAAGGGGACATGCGTGTCGGGTACAGAATTGGTCTTTAACACGTTTACAAAATCACTGATCACTGTGCCTGTGCGACTGTCATAGATTCTTTGTCCTGTTTCAAAGAAAAATCTTGTTTGTAATACAGATCCAAACAGATAAAACAACCCACGACTGGTCACTGTGTAACTGCTGCCATTGGTAACAAATTGAATCAACCAACTGGCATCTTGATTGGTGCCAGTTGTACTTTGTGCATTTGCCAAACTAAAAGTTGCATTCACTGCTAGATTTGTGCTGGTGATCACATACCAAGTGGCTGTGAGGTTGTTGTAGCCCAGGCCAAAGTTACGATACAATAACATTTGATCAGTAATACTAGTGACTGTGGTGCTGGGTAAATTGGTCACAAATAAAGGAATCACTGACACAGGAATAGCGCCAGTGGGCACAAAATTATTCAGTATGACCGGTCCGGTGCCGTTGGCAAAGTTGCCCTGTCCTTGGTTAGTACCATCCAACACTATGGCTGTGGGGCTGGCCCAGATAATCAGTCGATCATTATCCACAGTAGGTAGGCCCAGTTTCAATTGATTGTTACTGTCAAAATAATAGCCAGGAGGAGGTACAAATTTCACCAGTGATCCTACTTGTATGTACTTGCTTACTGTACTGCTGTAGGTTCCAATGGCTGCTGGATATATCTGCGAGTTTACAAAGTAACCGGTGGTCTCGTTGGCCAGTGTTGTGCTTTCATGCCAGGTAAGGCCTGTCGGCACAAGATTGGGTCTTGGAAAGTTTGCATAGTAGAATTGATCCAGTCCTGTTGAAACCAACAAGGGTTGAATTTGATTAGTAATCACTGTGGCAATGTCATTTCTTGTGAGCCAGGTAAAGTTGAATGTGGGCAATTGATTTTCTCGCCACAAAGCGCCATCGCTGCCAAACATATTTGTTGAAGAATACTTGCCGGTATTGTCTACTAGGTCAAGATATCTTGAGGTTCCAATGCTGGCGCGGTTCAGCGCCTTGCTCTTGATGATTGAATTGTAAAGAGTGAAAGGGAAGTTGTTGTAGTCCTCACCGTTGACCATGCGGTCCTGTGTGTAATATCTTGCAGGAGCACGTTGTTTAATCTCGTCCAAGGTCTCACGTGGTTGTGCATTGCTCACAGGTTGTGTAATACCACATGTGAATGTGATTGTTTCTATGTTTCCAGTGCGACTCACATAACTGATGGGTATGACCACACTCTGCATCTCTTCAGGATTGATAATGTATGACAGGCCATTGGAGGCACGCACATACGCACGGAATGTTCCTACTGGAATGGTGCTGAACACACCATCGCCAAATGTGAGAGTGATCTGATCATTGGTTCTACTGACCACAGAAAACAATTTGCGTTGATCCGGGGCCAGTTGTTCAGTGGCAGCCGCATACACACTTTGTACATACTGCCATTCATACTGTACATTGCCCACAGTATCTAGTTGGTACAGCCAACGGTCTTCGTTGTTGACCCCTTCAATGTTGATGTTGACTGTTTGATTGGACACACGCTCACCAAGGTTGAAGTCTTGATTTTGTAGCACACCTTGTTTGAAGTAGAAGAAATAGCCTGTGTTGGCACTGGCAAAGCCCAGTTGATCGTTGCGAAACAAAACATTAAAGATACCATTGGGTAAGGGACTGGGTTCGTACACATAGTCTCGGCCAACAGATGTTGAGTTTACTGCTTCAAACGGCATGTTGATACCATCCACAGTGGCAGTGTATGGGATCACTGGCAGGTAGCCGGGCACTAGATTGACACTGTATTCAGAAGTGTCAACTCCCACAACAGTTTGTTTGGCACCTGGACGACCTACTCGTTGGGTATTGACCAAGGCAGCATTGATAATGGTTGTGAATTGTTCTACCCAGTTGAAGTTGGTAGGGTCATTCCAGTTTATGGTCACATTGGCCAGGTTCACGCCATTGAAGTCTGTGACGTTTTCTGTGGTCTGTACTGAGAATACTTTCAAATAGCCCTGGGCGGCTGTGTTGCGTTTGGGCGTGTAACTGACCAGTTCGGCCAATTTGACCACACTGTCTCTACGCTCGGCTGTGCCTAGGTAGTTTTCTCTGGTGTTTAGATCATTGCGGAAACTCATGGCTTGACCCATGAATGCAACTACATCCAGCATGGCAATAAATTCTGAACTTTCAATGTAGTCATTGAAACTTTCAGGATAGTATTGACGTATGTAGTCTACAAAACTCTTGCGCAAGGCCTCAAAGTTGTAACTTTGAAAGTCTGCCTCTCGATAGGTTTCGTAGATGCGTTTCCAATCTTCAACGCCAAATACAACTGTTTGTCTTGTGGTTCTTGCCATAGTAGTCCGTTTCTTTTATTTATTGCAAAAATAAACGGCGTAGTTATACGTAACTGGCACGTCGGGTTTCTTGATTGAAAAATATACTCAGTAGTTCGGTTGATTGACTAGGGACCAATTGTACTTGCAGTTCTATTAGCACACCGTTTTGTTGTGGATAGTAGTTGGCGCCACTGAGGTAAACTCTTGGGTCGCCACCGGCAATTCTTTGTATTTCAGCAAGAATGGCAGTTTCTGTGGTGTTGTCCTGATTTTCAAAGATTGAATCCAACAGAGTAGAACCGTATGCAGGGCGACCGGGCAAGGTACCTTGACGAATATTAAAAGCATTCAAGAGATCACGCTTGATCAACTCACCATCAGTGAGCGTGAATTTTTTGTATTGATTGATGGTGCTGTACCCGACAAATGTGGTCATACTGGTATTTATGTGTGCAATTACCAGAAACTAGCAATGAACTCAACTGCGGCTTCGGCCAAGGGTGCGGCTTCGGCTATGACTGTTTCTGATCCGCTCAACAAGGCAGATGCGTCAAGTCCTGTCAAGGTAGTGATATCAAGACCCAGCAAATCAAGTCCGGCAGCAGCCAATTCTTTTGCATCTAGTCCCAGTGCTTCTGCGCCGTTTTTAAACAGGTCTGATCCAATACTTTGTAAACTACCTAATACTTCTCCTGATCCCGGAATGTCAGCCAGCAAGGCACCAACTCCAGGTAAATTTTTTGCTTGGTCCAGCAATTGTGCGGCACCTTTTATTTCACTTACGAGTCCTTGTCCTGATTGCAACAGGCTCATGATGCTGTTTGCACCTGGTATCTGACTCAATAAAGATACACCTGCCGCAGTGGATGCCAACTGAGAGAGCAAGATCGACGACGATTGATTAATTGTGCTAAGTTGAGCAACTTGAGTTCGTATGTCAATGCCCAGTACAGGGTTGGCAAATATGTTGGCAGGTATTTTATTGGTACCAATTATGCTGTTGAAAGCAGTATCTATCACTGAGCGATTTACTGTGTGAGAATAACCCCGAGGAGATTGAACACCTGTCTGTAATGGATTGCCGCCTCCACTCACTGATTGGTTTACCGAACCAAAACTCATGCCAAACACTGATTCAATGGCAGATGTGGTCAACTGTCCAATGTCGCTGCCGCCTAGAGTATTGTTCAACCATGACGTGGTGGCTTCCAGGCCATAATTGGCAGCATTGTTGACCACAGCGCCCAGGTCTGTTGTAGAACCAAACACATTGTTTATAGTGTCAGACACAACTCCTAATTCTGATAGATTGTTGTAACTGCTGGCCAAAGTGCTTTGTTGTGCAATGTTTTGCAGAGTTGGATTAGACAACAAAGCATCTAGGCTTTCTGCGCCACCCTTACCAGTCCATACTGTGGGACTACTAAGAATTGACACTAAATTTGCAGGGTCTTGATTGATCAATTCTGCTGTGCCAGGTTTGATCAGGCCTGCCTGTTGCAGTTGATCGGCTGACAGTCCATATGTGCCCAGACCTTTTTGATTTGTGACTTCTGTGGGCAGTTGATTTACTGCTGCCGAAGTAGACGATAGCAGTCCTTGTATCTGTGTGGTTGATAATGGTCCTACAACACTGCCAGCCAATACCTGAGTGTTTACAAAATTTGATATTGTGGTGGGATTCAGTGCAGGAAGATTTGGTATCTTGGTCAGAACACTGCCAATTTGAGATACTGTGCTGGGCGTGATAGATCCTGTAACCTGTGCCAATGCTGTGGTCAAGCCGCCTTTGGCTTGAATCAGGCTGTTTAACACATCGCCGATTCGGAGTCCTGAGAGACTGCCTGTTGATGACTGTTGATTGAAAATTGCCAAGGCTTGATCGTAGGTAGATCCTGCTGGTCCATTCATTTCGATTGTTTGACCTAACGGTGTGACAAATTTAAAAACGTTCATTTGACTTGTAAATTCCAACCTGCGGGCACTGGCTCAGCAGTGGGAGGCGGTGTGGGTTGTCCATCGACAAAATCTACTATCACACTAACACCTTGGTTGTGATATTTATAAGGTTCATGGGTTGGTGCCCGAGTCACAATGCTTTCCAGTGCGCCTGCTTTGACTTGCCAACCTTTGGTGTTGTTGAACACAGTGTCGTCCAAAGTGCGTTTGGGATAAAGTTTAGGGGGTGTCACTGTCTTGGCTGAGCCACCATTGAGATCGATACGTCCTGCCTTGAGTGCCAGTTTTGTTCCGCCTTGCCAAGAACTAGAGGCACCTTGTAGACTCAGACTGCCGTCGCTACGGATGCCCAGTGCGGCCGTGCTGTACAAGGTCATGCCTGCTTCGGCAGCCAGGTTCATTGAAGTCACTGCACCTATGTTGGTGGCTGCTCCACTCTTCATGCTGATATTGCCGCCAGCATACATGTTGATATCCTTGTCGGCGTGTAAGTTGATTGTGCCTTCTGTGCGCACGTTCACCGAGTTGGTGGAGTACACATCTACAGTGCCTTCTACTCCCAGTTCGATCCAGGTTTGTCCATTGGCATGAGCAATATAGATAAAGTCAGCAGAGTCATTCATCATGACTTGATGACCCTTGGCTGACCTCATGCGGAACAGGGCATTGTTGCCGTCAAGGTCTCCGTCATCCATCACAAGAGTGTGTCCGCCGTAACGACCAATTATCTTGACATCTTGTGGATTTACTGTGGTAGTACTCAATTGTTTTCTTATGGCAGCAGGATCCTGCCCGCCAGCATACACCGGCTTGCCCGGAGTTGATATACCATAAACTGTGCTGGGGCTTTCTCTTTGTGCTGTGGAACCAATGGGGCCACGTTCAGTATCGTTCACAAGTCCCTGTTGAAAGTATATGGCCGCCTGTACCGAGTGTACTGGTTTGGGTTGATCAAAGAATCTGGGATTCTGTTCAGTTTCTCGATTTTCTGTGTTGATTTCAGTAACTGGTAACTGTGCTGAGTTGGCAAAGTATGCTGCCTGTGCCTTGTTGTCTGTTACGTATTGCCCTTTGGGCGACGCTCCGATGGCCGGCAACATGTGATTGAGACCTGGTTCAGGAATACAGCCCACATAGTATCCCAGGTTAGGATCCCCGTTGACAAAAAAGCACAACACTCGTGTGCCAATGTCTGGAGGAGTAAACCACATGCCGTAACTCTGCTGGTTACCTGGATAGGTACCGGCTCCTGTGCTGGTACTGTCCTTGGGTGTGAGACCATAGAATGGTGGTAGGTAGTTGACTGTTCGCCAGGTGCTGGGACTGTCTTCCTCGCCCTGATTGAACTGTTCAATGAAAACTTTGAGTTGACCACCACGAGCATCATCCACATTGTTTTTGACTGTGCCCACAAATGGACCCACGTCTGCAATCTGCCCACCGCGGTCAAATTTAAAATTTTGTGATCTACCTGAACTTCGTTCTAGATTTTCTGCCATTGCTGTTCCTTATCCTGGTCCGCCATCCTTGGCTATTGTTTGTGGTGCTTTGGGCGTGCCTGCTGCCGAAGTACTGTTGGCAATACTTTGCAAATATATACGGCCGCCCAGGGCTTGTATATCTCGTTCACTGCCATTGGCCAGCACAGCCTGGGCCTCGGCTACTCCTATTCTACCTGACACTATTTCGTTGTTGGCTGCTCCAATGGCCACTGCGGCAAGATTGGTTCTGCCATCTCGACGAGTACTACTTTCACCCCATGAATCATTTTGTTTACCAAAATCAAATGCTCCGAATTGTGAAGCCGCTCTGGACTGATTATCTGTAGGTGTTTTTGCCGGCCGGCCAGCATCTGTTCCTGCATTGACATCGTAACGTGCTATTGATCCTGACAGTTCTTGTGTGAATTTTCCACCTTTGAATATGTGTGTGACTGATACGCCTACATAAGTGGTAGCCTCTCTTGACAGTCCTGCTATACCGTTTTGTCTATCAGCAAAATAATTTGTGGTGCCTGGATCTAGCAGTCCTGTTTGTAAATTATAGTCTGTGGGTCTGTTCCAGCCCACACTAAAATAAGCACCGCTTGCTGTGGTGTTAATGGCACCATCAGGGTAGAAAGCGGCAGTAGTGAAATTTGATTCTATAGTTTGCTCTAGTGGGCTTGGCAGCCAGGCCGGATCACCAACAATGGTTAATTTTGCTTCATCTAAATCAGTACTGTAAAGCCAATCGGCTGCATTGGCACCAGATTCATACACTCGTTGTTCTGCACCCTGACTGCTTTGACCACTGGCAGGAAACACCTGTGCCTTCCACTGTTCTCTTGTGTTTGACTGTTGCGTTTGACTGATCTGTGAAGGCACATCATTGGTCACGGCCTGTGTCCATTGATGATTGAAATGCTGTTCAAAGTTGAGTACCTGAGTGTTTTGTCCTGTAAACCAATAGTTGTAGTTTTTATGTACGCCTCTGAACTGTGCCGGAGCAAAAAAAGTACTCAGCATGGGCACTTCATAAGGAGTAACAACAAAAGTCATGCGATATGCATTGTCATGACGTTTTCTATCATACCCCAAAGATTGTGTCTGAACAACTATGTTGTACCAGACAAATTGCTGTGCTGACTTTCCATTCAATTCCCAGGTCTTGGTTTGAGTGTTCCAGAATACTCTGGATTGATTGATAATGTAGTTGCTACTTCTGATCACTTGATCAATAAATTGTATGATCTGTTGCCCTGCACTGGCAGCGCGAGTGCGAACTGTGGGATCAATACTTTGTTTGTTTGGCAACAGTTGTTGTGCGGCAGTGAGGTTGCTAGATCCCCCGGTCAGAGTCTTGTCAAAGTCACCTGCTGGCACCATGCTGGCTGTGGCAATCATGTCATCCACAAACTTGATTTCAAAGATATCGGCTTTCTCTATCAAGGGATTGGGCTTGCCATTAGGGTCTTTGTTGTCAAGCAATTTCTGTTGTTCAGCATTCAATGCCGCAATTAAACCTGTGCCTATGGTGTTGACTGATGGTTTGGGAGCATTGTTGGCCTTGGTAGGCGCTTTGGTCGTTGTTGTTGCCTTGGGCACATTGTAGCCTGCTTCGGCTGTGATAGCACTGTAGCCTCCTCTACCTTTGGTCACCGAATTTGCTGTTGCTATACGGTTACTATTGAGTGCTGGATTTAAATTTCCTATGCCGGGCATTATAGTCCTCCTCCACCAAAGGCCATGCCTTGGTCATTCACTGTGTTTGGATCTGTTCCTGCCGCAATAGCGGCCTGTTCCCGCATGGACAAGTCACTAACCTTGACTGGAGGAGACGACTTGATCGGAACTCCGTTACGAGTTTGGTCGCCGGCTGCTTGTGATGCTGTTTGTTGTTGTATTTGCCCTACCAGGATGTCTCGTACTGTGGCTCCTGAGAATTGATAATTTGCAGGTATACTGCCACGATTGGATGATAGTCCTGTGGCAGTACCTGGTGCTGCCCCGGTGATTTTATACTCTACCAATCTATTGGATATTGAGTATGTCAAATCAGTCAAAATAAAGTATATGAATTTTTCAACCACTGCTCGACTGTCAGTGGCACCTGTGTTTCTGGCAATAGGTTGAATCAAGTTGCCCGATTCGTCGTAGCCATAAAATCTTATGACCATGACATATTGCCCTGATGCATAATTCACATCGTCTGTGGGTCTCACCAGTCCTTTGGTTCTGTACAAGTCAGTGATTGCGGCATACAGATTTTGCGGTAGGCTGATGCCATTGGGCTCGCTTATGGTAAATGACACGTCTGTGTGCTGTGATGGGCCTCCCGAATCTAGGCTTGAACTCAAGGCTGTGTGACAGATGAAATTATCTATGTAATAATCTAGATTGAAGTAGGGATTACGGCCAGCGGTTCCGGCCAGGGGTCCTGTTTCGCCTGGATTAACAATGCCAGTTGATACTGGTGCACCACCACTTTGTGCCAATAGATAATAACTGTTGAGATCTTTTTTAGGACTCACAACCAGTTGGTTGTAGGCATCAGGATCTATGAGATACCAACTGAGTGAGTAGGTGTAACTGGGATATTGGTCTAAGATATTGTCTTGTGCCAAGATAGCATTGGTTGGGCCGGCATACAATTGATCCAGTCTGTTTCTCAATGCACTGGAGCCTGTTGGCCCGCCACCTGAGCCACGCTGATCATCTGGCGCAGCCCCTGCTCCAGGGCCGCCTACAGATGCTGTGGCAGCATTGCCGCCTACAGATGTTGTGGCAGCATTTATTGTGGCATTGGTTGTGCCAAGTACATTTGTTGTAAAAGGATTGGATAGTGTTTGCGGTGTGGCCTGTGTTTGAGAGATAGTTCTGGTTTCAGCATTGGTACCAGCATTACCGTTAGTTTCTGTGGTGGGAGTCACTGAGGCGTTGGTGCCCGATCCTGAGCCTTCGGGTTCAATTCTCCCAGTGGGTGTTAGTACTTCAGCCGCGACTATTGGGCGTGTGGCATTGGCATTATTATCTCTGGCCTTATTGGCATTGCCCACAGTAACGCCAGCACTGGCTGTAGCCAGTACAGATTTTAATTCTGCTTCCAGGGCCAGAATCTGTCCAGGAATGTTTGCAACCTCGTCTTGGTATCTGGCCAGAATGGCCTGGTTGCTGGATAGATTTGGATTTAGATCTTTCAGTCCGTTGCGAGCAATTCGCAATCTATCTCGTAATCGAGCGATTTCGGCGGTGATCTCTTGTGCTGTGGCCATGTTTAGAATCCTAACACATTACGTAGCGTAGAGATCTTGGGTAGATAAATTTGTACCCCGGCTCGGAAGTCAAGAGGTGGTTTGGTCAAGGTATTGGGATTGCGTTGATAAAACACCCACCACAGGGTCGGAGTGTCATAAAGATCATAGGCCAGGAGATCTGGCCTATACTGATAGGTTTGGTTTATTAACAAAATCCTGTCATCACCTTGCTTGGGTATGTTACGATTTTGCATTATGTCCAGAAAGAACTGACTGTAGCCAGTGTTGTAGTAGGCAGTGGTTGAATCATAATTGGCCATTACCAGAATCCTCCTTTGAGTAGATCACCTCGAGCATACTGCTGTAGGCTGAATTCTCGGCTGACCTGCTGACGACTCTGTATAGGCAGCAGTGAAATTGTCATTTGCATGCGAGTGGGCACATAGGTAGGTTGATTTTGTCCCAGTGTAGGTGGTGGTGGTCTACAAGTTTCTGCACCTTTACTGATGCCTTGACTGTTGAATAAATTTTGCAGTCTGCCCACAGCACCTGATATAGGATCAGTGGCAGTGGTCTGTCGGTCTCTGCGTGTGAGCATGTTGGCACCGTTGATGTTGGTTGATCTGGTGCGTATGTAATCTACGTCAATTGGCAAACTGTAATTAAAACTGGTGACCACGCATGGGTGTGCGGCAAATTGATATTCACCCAGGCCGGTCAAGTACACTAGAGGAGGAGGTGCTCCACGTTGCGCATCTTGTCCGTAGAACATTTTGGTCACTGAACGAAAAAAATGTATCACTGCCAACAGGTAGTTGGCCTCTGCGGTATCTTGTGCTGTGAAAATTGCCGTCATATTTACTGCATCTGTGTAACTGCTCTTGTAAAAGTATCCTTTGTAGTTGCTGTGGGTGAGTGCGTAGGCATCATAGTCGGCTTTGTAACTGGTTTCAATCTGCGGCATGTAGGGGAATATGACCCCACTGGTCAGGGCTAGTGGGTATAAAATTCCATTGCCTGCATCATTGTAGAGATAGTTGGCTCCTTTGGCTAGACTCAGGCGCACACGCCAATCACCGTTGTTGACTGCTTTCTTTTGTTCGGCGTAGACTTTTTGATTTTGTGCTAACTGACGGCCTACTTGTGTTTGAATTGCTGCCTCTTCATTGGCTGTGTTGATTGGTGCTGCCGGAAAAATTGGTGATCCGTCAGCATTGACTGGATTGCCTGCGGCATCAACAAATCCACCATTGCCGTTTGGGTCTGGCAGCACAGGACCAAATGACTGGCCATCTTGTGTGTTCACGGCAGCGGCTGATCTAGTGATGTTGTTCCCAGTGGGAATCAACAAACCATTTACATCAACTGCTTGGCCATCACCGTTTACATATCCGCCAAAGCCATCATCGTATCTGTTTCCAAAACTTTCGCCATCTGCTCTGGTATTAATTGGTGCGGCACTGGTTGTGGGGGTTACCGCACCTGCATAGTATGGCAGACCATTTTCTTCATTAATTTTGAATCCTGGTTGAAGATTACCGTTGTCGTCATATGCAGGAAATTGACTTGGATCACTTGCAGGGCTTACTGACGTGGCAGATTTGGTAACCGTGGTTGATGTTCCTGCGGCGCCGGCACCTGTGAGTGATCCGTAATCGCTATAATTGGTTACTGCATTAGGATTGTTGGTGGTCTGATCAGGTCGGGTAGCGTTATTGAATGCGGCATCTCCGGCAAAACTTTGATTTTGTTCACCGGTGTTGTCTAGTATTTCTTGACCATAATCAGCGCCGTACTTGTTTACAGATGCAGGCACATCGCCGGCAGCATCGGTGGGTGGTCCAAAATCATAAATGTTAGCCATAGTTTTCCTTGATCATGTATTTACCCAAAAAATTAACTGGTCCGTTTATAAAAGGTTGACAACTAGTACAAATGTGTTACACTAAGTACATATTCGAAAGGAATCCCCAGTCAATGACTGCTACAATCCGTGCCACACCTAAAACTAACTATCTCAACAACAGAGATATTCTCAAAGAGATTCATCTGAGCAAAAACACCTACTGTGCTTTTAGAGACCCTGTGCAGGATCATCAGTTTGATATGATCTTGCCCAGTGTGAGCAAGATCAATCAGAAGACCATAGCCGAAGCACGACGCAACCGTGCAGATCGACTCAAGCGCGAAGGCGTCATAGTAGATCCCAAAAAGATACCCAACACAGACATTGTGTTCCGAGTCACCTGCTGGGAACACATTCCCATGGCAGCCAAAAAAATCACCAAGGCCGAAGCCAAAAAACGCCGGTTAGAAGACATCTTGGAACTGGATGATGTCACTAAAGACCCCCTAGCGGACCTGGTGGAGGAACCAATCCTGAATCCCACCCACATGAGAGTTAACTTCCCTCCGTTCTGGCATTACCGAATTGACGATGCCAAGGTACCCTTTTTAGTGGGCAAAAGCCATTGGCGTGGCACACTGGATACAGGCGAGTTTTCAAAAGATCATGGCAAAATGACTCGAACTCTAGCCAACATGTTTATGAAACTGTGCGAAAGATATGCTACAAGGAGTAACTGGCGTGGATACACCTACAACGAAGAAATGCGGGGACAAGCCCTGCTACAACTGTCTCAAATCGGATTGCAATTTGATGAGTCAAAATCGCAGAACCCTTTTGCGTATTATACTGCCGCTATCACTAATAGTTTCACTCGTATCCTGAACATCGAAAAGAAAAACCAAAACATCCGTGATGACATACTAGAAATGAACGGACTCAATCCTTCATGGACACGTCAGAACTTGGGCAAACACAGCATGGCTGCCATGTCCGGACCGGTCGTAAGTAGTCTTGATGAGTAGTATAATAGATAGATGACTAACCTATTTTGTAAAGCCGCGGTGTTCACCGACATTCACTTTGGTTTGAAAAGTAACAGCACTCAACACAACGAGGACTGCTTGAATTTTGTCAAGTGGGCTACTACCAAGGCTCGAGAAGAAGGTTGTGAAACCTGTTTGTTCTTAGGTGATTGGCACAACAATCGTGCCAGCCTAAATATTGTCACACTCAATTATAGCCTCAGGGCCCTGGAGCACATGAATGCAAATTTTGAACATGTTTTTTTCATTCCTGGTAATCACGACTTGTATTATCGCGACAAACGTGATATACAAAGCGTGGAATGGGCCCGCCATCTTCCGAATGTTACTATATGTAACGATTGGTTCAGTGATGGTGATGTCGTTATTGCACCTTGGCTTTGCGGAGATGATCACAAGCGTATTCCAAAACTGAAAGGCAAATACATGTTTGGGCACTTTGAACTGCCCGGTTATCTAATGAACGCCATGGTAGAGATGCCAGACCACGGTGAAGTGCGTAGAGAAGACTTTGGCAACTTTGAACATGTGTTCACTGGACACTTTCACAAACGCCAGACTAAGAAAAATATTACCTACATTGGCAACTGCTTTCCGCACAACTATGCTGATGCAGGAGATGATGAACGTGGCATGATGATTTTGGAATGGGGCAAAGAACCAGAGTTTCATGCTTGGCCAGATCAGCCAAGATATCGTGTGCTGGGACTGGCCAATATTATTGACAACGCACCTGCATTGCTTGCAAAGGACATGCATGTGCGAGTGCAGTTGGACATTGAGATTAGTTACGAGGAAGCCAACTTCATCAAAGAAACTTATATCCGGAATTATGGCTTGCGAGAGATGGCATTGATACCAAACAAGAACTCCGCAGTAGATACTGACATGGCACCCGGTGAAGTCAAGTTTGAAAGTGTGGATCAGATTGTGACAGATCAAATCACCAACATTGAGTCAGAATTCTACGACAACAAATTATTACTAAAGATCTATCAAACGCTATGATTGATGCTTGTCAATACAATGTGATATGCCAGATAGACGTGGCCACACTAACCAGTGGTCCACAGCAGGCCTATGAGTTTTTTCAAAAACATTGGGTTGCTAAGTTTGGACCCAACGATCGATTGGTTTTGTACAGTAGTCATGTCTGGCCCAATGAATTAATCACGCATTTGTACCAAGCAACTTTGTTGATTGACATCTCTAACTGTTTTGTATTGTTGGCAGGGCCACAAATCAGTCAACAACAGGTGTTAGAGTTGTCCAATAGCGGTGTATCTTTTGACACACTGGTTGTACCTAGCATTGACTATGACACACTGACTCTGCTTGATTCTTATAAACTCAGCGATTCATTGTGTCCATTGCCTTGGACTCATTTGGAAATTAAAAATCAAGGAAAAATTCATGCCTGTTGCGTGTCAAAAAAATCATTTGGCAATGTCAGTAATGTTGATCTTCAGGCAGCATTTGACAGTCAAGACATCAAGGATTTTAGACAACAGTTTTTGAATAATACCCGTCCGGTCGAGTGCAATACCTGTTGGCGACTAGAAGACCAGGGAATAACCAGCAATCGCACCAGGCATCTGAGATTGCTTAAAAAAGATTTACTAACCAAGTATTTGTCAAATCCCAAAATTGTAAGTTTAGATTTAAAACCTGGAAATACTTGTAATTTTGCATGTAGAATTTGCGAGCCCGAAGCAAGTTCAAAATTTGCACAAGAGCAATCAAAATACACCGGTATCCCAGTAAAGATTTACAACTGGGCAGAAACATCTACACTGACCTTTAATAAAATAAAAACTCTACTGCCTGACATTAAGAATTTAGACTTGTACGGCGGAGAACCATTTTTGATAAAGCCGTTGACTAGTCTGATCAAGCATGCAGTTGACACAGGTGTCGCATCTCAAATCAGATTGCATTATAACAGCAACGGTAGCATTTATCCTAGTGAACTCATAAAATACTGGCCCCAATTCAAACATGTAGACATACAATTTAGCATCGACGATGTTGGTGCAAGATTTGAGTTGGAAAGAGGCGGTCAATGGTCCGAGGTTGATCGCAACATCACACAACTAGTGCAACAAAATTTATCAAATGTCAAAATTAGCATCATGCCGGCTATCAGTATCATGAACCTATACTATCTTGATGAACTGCTGTCCTGGTGCAACAATCTTGGCCTGTCGATTAACCCATTGTATGTTTACCACCCCGATCCGTTTGCATTATCAAATTTGACCCAAGAGGCCAAAGACTTGATTGTAGGTAAATTTTATAACAGCACCTGGCCGGAAATGCAACAGATATTGGCCATAATCCAAAAACAAATTCCGTCTAACGGCGCAGAGTTTAGAAAGTTAACCAAACATTTTGATCAACTGCGCAATCAAGATTTTCGCAAGACTCACAAAGAGTTGGCAATTGCCATGAAAATGTTTTGATCAATGATATACTGCGTATGGTATCCCAGTGGAGGATTTGGACATTTTGTCAATGCTGTTTTGACTTTGCACGGGGAAAATTTTGTCAGGCCAAAAAAACAATTGGTATTTTCCAGGAATGGCAATAGTCACAGTCTTGATTTGGTCACACCAAAGTATCTACATGGACACTGGACCAAGGAAATGGAATTCCAAATTGACAAAAATTATTGTGTGTTAATAGATAACGGAATTAACAACGAATCCGAGCAGTTTAAATTGGTATTTCCTGACTCGACTGTTATCAAAATTTGCTACACAGATCACAGTTGGCCTGTTGTGGCCTATGCCATGATCAACAAGGCCATGAATAGTACTCTCAATGAGCAACTGCCGTTAGACCATTGGAATACCACCCAATCCTGGACATTACGAGAAAAGTATTTTTTATTTTTGCGCGATCATGATCTTAGACATGCCTGGCGGCCCAACAATCACAATGCAATACACATAGAAGACTTGTATGACAACTACAACAAGTTTTTGACCACGCTAGATTCTTTTGCAAAAATAGAATGGTGTGAAAATCTATGGTCTAAATGGCGCACTGTAAATTCTAAATACATTGATCCTGTGACCACTGCCCAGAGTGTATTGGACCACGTGACTAAAAAAAGTTTTGCTGACTTGACTCACATCACTGACATCTGGACACAGGCTGTGATATATTATTATATTTGGTTGCATTTTGGGATTGAAGTTCCGCATAACAATTTTGCTGGTTTCTTTTCTAACACCAAACAAATTGCGGAACTAGTGGCATGAAACTATTGACATTATCCGACGGCTACGGTGATAGCATTGCAGTGCCCGATTGGTATCTCAAGTATTGGAAGTGGCCAGAAATTATCAAATTGATGACCAAAGGCCTGGTACTGGACAATTGCAGTAGATACGGTGCCGGGAACGAGTTCATGATCAACCAACTAAAACAAAAAATCAACCAGATTGATGTGGCAATAATTCAATGGGCACAACCCAATAGGTTGGATCTAGTGCTTGCTCATGACAATCCTAATTTTTGGTACACTGTTATAGCCAGTGATCCAATTTACAACAACAACGTATTGGACTGCGGCTCCGATAGATTTTGGCTCAGTAGTAGTTCCAAAACTGATGCTGTAAAAGAATATCATCAACAATACATCAGTACTAAACAACATCAATTGAGATCGCAAATATATGTTGAGTATGCTAAAATGTTGCTCGAGCAAAGAGAAATTGATTATGGTTTTATGTTGGTCGAGGATGATGAATATATCAACGTAGATGCCAACTGGCTTTGTCACGAACCTTTCAAGGGCATGAACGGCTTTAGACACAAAAGTAAATATGCCAATCTAGAGTTGGGCATCACGCAACCTACTCCATTGGTGGCGTTTGATTTTATCAAGCAGTATATCATGCCCAACATCAATTTACCCTGGCGTGACAATAGAGATATCGATGCAGTAGAAAATATGTTGTATCGACATTACCAGGAAGCAATAAAGAATGTTTTAACAAAGGTATATCAGCAGAAGAGGCAGCAGATTTGAAGAATTTAAGAATTCTGCTGTGGAAAGATAATTTAATGAGGAACTATAGTTGATTAGTATAAAGAATTTGACCGTGAAGAATTTCATGAGTGTGGGTGCAGCCACTCAAGGCATTGACTTTGATCGGTCAGACCTTACTCTTGTACTGGGAGAGAATTTGGATTTGGGCGGCGATGGTAGCCGTAATGGCACCGGCAAGACCACAATCATCAATGCATTAAGTTATGCATTGTATGGGCAAGCACTCTCAAACATCCGTAAAGACAATTTGGTAAACAAGACCAATGGCAAGAACATGTTGGTTAGTTTAGACTTCTCAGTCAACGGACAAGAATACAGAATTGAACGAGGACGTAAGCCCAATGTGCTACGTTTCTACATTAACAACGAGCATCGGGCCGCCGAAGACGAAGCCCAAGGTGACTCAAGAGAAACACAGGATGCTATTGAGCGTGTGATGAACATGAGTCACGACATGTTCCGACATGTGCTGGCTCTAAACACTTACACAGAACCGTTCCTGAGTTTAAAAGCCAATGATCAAAGAACTATCATTGAGCAGTTGTTGGGCATTACATTGCTGAGTGAACGTGCTGATGCAATCAAAGAACTCAATCGCCAGACCAAGGATGCTATTCAGGCTGAAGAGTTTCGCATACGTGCTGTGCAAGAAGCCAACAAACGCATCGAAGAACAGATTGAAAGTCTGCGTAAACGTCAGCGGCTATGGACAGCCCGGCGTGATGAAGATGTGGGCAAACTTGAGCAGGCTATTGCAGACCTTGAACACATTGACATTGATGCTGAAGTACAAGCACATAGAGATCTAGAAGCATTCCATGTGAAGAAAAAGTCCTTAGATGATGCCGCTCGATACATTCGTCAAATCGACGCTGATGATGCCAAACTTAAACGACTGTTAGACAAACTCAAGACTGAAATTTCAACATTGGATGCTCATCGGTGTCACTCATGCGGTCAAGACTTGCATGATGACAAGCAGGATGAACTAAAGCAGGCCAAACAGGCCCTGGTACAAGAAACAGCACTACAACTCTTGGCCAATGATACACAACGACAAGGGCACGAAGATACCATTGCCCAGATTGGTACATTAGGCACAGCACCCGCTGTGTTTTATGATTCACTAGAACAGGCCTTGAATCATCGCAACACCGTGGAAACACTACGCAAAGATTTGACCTCACGCCAAGCGGATGCGGATACATACGAAGAACAAATCGCCGACATGCAAGGGCAGGCACTGCAGGTTGTGTCCTACGATGCCTTGAACGAACTCACCAGAGTGCAAGACCATCAAGACTTCCTGCTCAAACTGTTGACATCAAAAGATTCATTTGTACGTAAAAAGATCATTGACCAGAACTTGAGTTACTTAAACGCCCGACTCACACACTACCTGGATCGTATTGGGTTACCGCACACCGTGAAGTTTCAAAACGATCTCACTGTGAGCATTGAGGAACTGGGTCGCGAATTGGACTTTGACAACTTATCGCGTGGCGAACGCAACAGACTGATTCTAAGTATGAGTTGGGCGTTCCGTGACGTGTGGGAAAGCCTGTACTCACCAATCAACTTGCTGTTCATTGATGAGTTGATTGACAACGGCCTGGACACACAGGGTGTAGAGAATGCCCTGGCCTTGCTGAAAAAGATGAGTAGAGAACGCCACAAATCAATCTGGCTTGTTAGTCATCGAGACGAACTGGCCGGACGTGTGGAAAACATTCTCAAGGTAGTCAAAGAAAACGGCTTTACCAGTTACAACACAGATGTTGCAGTGCAGTAATCGGCCAATAAATACCAATATGATTGATATTGTTTTTGTTGCTGTTCCTTATATTGAAACAAGAGAACCTATTATGTCTCCGGCCCTGCTCAAAGCGGTGGTAGAAAAACATGGATACAGTTCAGTTGGATTGGATTTGAATATTGAATTTGTTAATCGCATTGAAGATCATCCAAAAAAAAAGGATATCATAAACTTTTTTGAGTTTGCTGAAGAAAAACCCGAGTTGTCTGATGAGATATTTGACCTGATCAATTTTATCTCAGATAGAATACTATCCTACAATCCCCAAGTGATAGGACTAAGTTTATTAACGTACAATTCTCAACTGTTTACTTTATGGTTACTGGTCAAACTCAAGATGGTTGCACCTCACATCAAGATTATCATTGGTGGCAGTGGAATAAAAGATTTTATAGCATCAAGTTCCAACGCCTTTTGTGATGAGATGAAATCTTTGAATTTGATTGATCATTATATTACCGGAGATGGAGAAATAGCAGTGGTAGAATTTTTAAAAGGAAATTTTGAATATCCAGGTATCAATTCATTGACCTGGCAAGAGATAAGAAATTTAGATGATTTTCCTTTTCCGGATTATGCCGACTATGACTTTGACTATTATGATGTTCAAAAAATACCCATCACAGATAGTCGTGGATGTGTGCGCAGTTGTAAATTTTGTGACATAATTGAACATTGGAAAAAGTATGTGTATAGGTCGGCAGAATCTGTTTTTGCTGAGATGCTTTGTCAAATTGACAGATACAAAATTACTAATTTTACCATGAGAAATTCGTTAACCAATGGCAACATGAAAGAGTTTCGAAAATTATTGTCTTTGATCGGAGAATATAACAAGCACAAACTCTATCATGAGCAGATAAGATGGCAAGGATACTTTATTGTTAGAGAAAAAAATCAGCATCCTGAAGAAATTTTCCAACAAATTCAGAAATCCAATGGAACACTCATGTTAGGAGTGGAAAGTGTTATAGAACATGTGCGTCATGAGATGGGCAAAAAGTTTTCTAATGCCTCCATCGACTACCATCTCGAAATGACTCAAAAATACAAGGTCCCTATTTCGCTATTGATAATGACCGGTAATCCTACTGAAACTCGAGAAGATTATAGATTTACCAAACAATGGTTCAGAGAGCGTTATCAATATGCTGGAAATTCAGTGTACAAAGTACATCTTTCAATCTCTTCTATTTTGCCCGGAACTGAATGGGAGAGAACACAAGATCAACTGAACTTGCAACTAGGCAAATACCCTGCAATATGGATGAATCAAGATCTCAAAATTACATCCCAGGAACGAGTAGATTATTGGAAGGAGTTGATGGAAATTTGTGTTCCTTACCAAAACGAAACATCATTGGCAGGATCAAGCAAATGGCAAAATTCTACAATTAGTGTAATAGAAAATGTTCATTAGTACCATCCATGACTGAATTAAAGTTAGTATTTAAATGTGGGGAATGCAATGGCTATATGTCTTTGGAATGTTATTCCAATGATACTTTGATATTTGACACAGAAATCAAAAATTCTGATTTGACAGTAACTGCTTTGGTAGATTTTCCCTTTGATCTTAAAATAAAAGTTTCTGGGAAAAATCCTAATACAGACACACTGGTAGAAGATGGCAAAATTGTCAAAGACAAATACATAGAACTAAAACAAATATATCTGGCCAGATATCCTGTTAATGTAAGTGTTCTACATCGCTTGTGTCAATTTATTCCTGACAGTAAACCAATTGAACCAACTACTTTTTTTTATTGCAATGGGCAGGCTCTGTTGAAATTTCAAAGTTCTGACGCACTTAAATGGCATCTGATGTATAACAAGTATTATGATCTTCGTCAAAAGGACAACCTGTGTTAGAAAAATTTAATTTTGATACCATCGATGAGTATCAAATTGAAATAACCACCTACTGTAATGCGGCGTGTCCACAATGTCCTCGTAACAACAATGGATCAGGCGTAAATCCATATCTAATTTTGGAACACTTGCCTCGGGCGGTGATTGATTCTGCTTTCGATGCTGAGTTATGCAACCGGCTTCGACAAGTGTTCTTTTGCGGCAGTTACGGTGATCCTATTATGCATCCGGAGTTCTTGGATATCTTGAGAGATTTTAGACGCAAGTGCCCCACACTTTGGTTGTACTTGCATACCAATGGTGGTGCGCACGATACCATATACTGGCAGGAAATGGCCGAAATTATTGGTGGTTACGGTCAAGTTGATTTCAACATTGACGGTCTCAAAACAACCAACTGGCTCTACAGAAGAAATACAGACTTCAACAAAATCATGGCCAATGCTGGTGCATTTATTTCAGCCGGTGGCCGTGCTGTTTGGAATTTCATTGTGTTTGAACACAATCAAGATCAAGTCGAGCAGGCGCAAGCACTGAGCAAACAAATTGGATTTCATGATTTCAAATATCGTGCCACTGGTAGATTCTTAAATCATCAGACCATGGACACATTCAATGAGTGGCCAGTGCAGTCACGGCAGGGGAAGATCGAATATGCGCTAACGCCTACTACATTAAAAAAATACAAGAACAAGAGCATTGAGATACTGCCTGCTCTTAAAAAGCAATTTCCAAACATGCAAGAGTACTTTGCCAACACAGAAATCTGTTGCGATTCTTTGTCGGGTCGAAAAGTTGCCATCAATGCCAGTGGACTTGTGTTACCTTGTAATATGTTGAATCACAACTTGACCGACGCTAGATTCCGTGATCAAGATGTATTGCCTTGTAGCAACGACCTTAGTAAGGTTGATGGTCAAAATCAAGTTCAAGAATTTGTCAACCGTCACGGAGCAGACAATCTAAATATTCATCATCAATCGCTGAAACAAATATTTGCCAACTCGTTTTGGGTAGACCTTGTGAACAGTTGGAAGTATAATACATTTCCTGAACGACTGTTTGAGTGTGCAATGACCTGCGGCAAACAATTTACCAAAGTATGGGATCAAACAAAAATGACAAAAACATTCTTAATCACCGGGGGCAATCGAGGCCTAGGATTACATCTTGCTGAAACTTTTGATGGCATCAGCATCAGCAGAGCCCAGGACTATGACATTACCAAGGATCTTGAAGCCATTGCAGAAATTAGTTTAAAATATGATGTGTTCGTTAACAACGCATTTGATGGGCCACCTCAAGAATCTTGGGCTAATTTTGCTCAGGCACAAGTATACTTTGCTGTGTATGATGCCTGGAAGGCTGCGGGCAAAACCGGGCATATTTTTAACATTGGTTCAACTGGCGCTAAAAATATCGTTGCACCCGAGCCTAGATTTGAAACCTACAGGGTAAGCAAAGCCGCGCTTGAACACGCAAGTCGTCAAGGCACAC